ACTTTGGGTTCTCCTGTGGATTGTTCTTGATACATAGGATTTACAGTGTCATGGAGTCTCTGCATCAAGAAGGTCATCCACCTGTTTCTCTCCTTACCAGAGTGTAGACCAGGTTCTAATATACTCTGTCCTACTCTAGCAGCCCACTCTAAGTCTTTCTCTCCAAGTATAGCTCCCTCATCTGGGAATCCTGCTACGGGAGCTACATAGAGCTTACCATCCAGCGTCATTTCATCTGATGCTTTTTTATTATCAATGAGAACGATGTTTTTCATCTCCTCACCTTCACGGTAGAAGTAGTTATCTAACGTTACCTTACCAGTTTTGAGCATAGTAGACCACTTCCAATTATTCTCTGCCACCTTCTTCAAAGCATCCTCTACAGAAATAGTGTACTCATGGACACACTTCACCAGTTCCTCATCGTCATACTTGGGGAACACTTCAGCAGGAGACCAGAGGATAGGTTTGGGTAACATACTCTTCTCATCATAGTATAATACAAAGCTATACCACCCCAAAGCAAGTATCTGGAATACAAGCTCACTGAGGAAGGAAGGTTTACCTCCCTGCATTCTCTTCCTGTCTATGCTCCTCCACATATAACGACAAGCTCTTTCACATAGAGCCTGATTGTCTAGTTCAGTGGGAGTCTCATTCTCAATAGGAATAGAGTGATATACCTCTCCAGCAGTTAGCAGGTAGTGTGAGAGTTTGTAGAAGTTCATAGGTTTGGAGCTACAAGCACTCTCCAATCCCTTCTTCTTGAGCTTATCCACAAGGTTCAGGGTCTCATACCATTCCCTAAACTTTACTTGCCTTCTTGTCCAAATCTTCTTTATGTTAGCTATCTCTGTAACAATTTCCTTATCTTCCATTTTAATCCTCCCAGGTTTGATAAGAACCCATATAACCATAAGTACCTTGTATTCCTTCTCTCGTTACCATAGCTATTGCAAAGCTATCATGGTAATCATCAGCACCTACAGATACAAAACGGTCTCCATCCTGACGTATATTCCTCATTTGACTTACTATATCTATATCATGTAAATCTACTTTATCTAAATTCCTAGCTACTTCTGTTATCATATAAGGTTTAGTACGTGGAGTGGTCAGCCATCCTATCTCTTTTCCCACTCTACCACTTATAAAATCTCTTCTCAAATACTTGTTAGGGTAATCCTTGAGTAGTGCTATTACAGCCAATCCATGTGAGTTAGCTTCTGGAGCAATCTTAGCGTTATTGTAATAGCGTCCTATCTCTTTAAGCTTCATAGCGGTAGCTTCTGGAGCATAGAGTCCTCCCCAAGTAGCACAGTGAGTGAACTTCTCATCAGTGAAATGCCACGCAGAAGCCACTGTCTCTGATACCTTCCCCAACCCAGGGTCTACAGCAATTAAGTATCTTGCATCCTCTTCAGGTTTATGCCATACCTTCATTCCCATATAAGAATCTGGAGCAGGGTAACATCCCTCTGCTAACTTATTCACCTGCATAGGGTCGTAAGCCATGTCACCAGCAGCCAAGAAACAGCTTACATCATCTTCTGGATACTCTTGGTTGAAGAGTAGCCCCAACTCCCCTGAACGTCTAAGACTGTTCATCTCTACTATCTTATACCTTCTCCACCTTATCTGGTCGTGGGTTAGGTTATGTAACCTTACCAACTCTCTCTCCTCAGCTATCAAATCCAGTTTGGGAGTCCTATCAGCAGGTAAAGCAAAGGGACTATCATAGGGCATTGTATACTCTGGATGTGCAAACCAAGGATAGAAATGAGGAGTGAAGATAGAACGTCCTAGCTTCTTACCTTCCTTAGCTCCCATATAAACCTCAAAGAAGTCGTTACCCTCACCGTTAGCAGTAGAGCCTATAGCGATTCTACCCTCTAAGGGTACACGCTGTATAGCAGGAGTTAAGATTCTTCTAGCAGCGTCCTGTTCCCAGAAAGCATACTCATCAATAAGCAGGTCGTGTATAGTCTCCCCCCTACCAAACACGTAGGACTGAGCAGAGCCTATATAGAAACTGCTATTCATGCCAGGGAAAGTCTTTTCAAAGGATGATTTATGGTACATCTCAGGTATAGCTGGAATCCTTTCACGGAGAGCATCATAAGCTGCTTGAGCCTTCCTCAGTAATCTCTGAGTTATGAATGCCTCATGCGATATAATCACTGCTACTGTTCCCTCTATAGTCAAACAGTCAATCAAATAATCTATAATCTTAATAGTAGAGAACCCTACCTGTGCAGGTTTCACAAAGACATCTCTTCCCGTCTCTGTTAATATCACATCCCTCTGAATGGGGTTGAGGATAAGAGGAACTGTATCACGTGCTTTGTTCTCTATTGTTATTAAACTTTCTATAAGAGAAATTCTATCAGTGAAGAGTTCTGCTATCTCTTCGGTATTCAAGGTTATCTCCTTCGTCTACCTCTAGCTGCCATTCTCTGAAAGCGTGGCTTACCGTACTTCTTGCGTCCTATCCAAGCTGCTAAACCTTTAGGGCTTCTAGCTCCTCTTGCTCTTAACCTTCTAGTCAATCTTGCAAATCTAGTTCTCCTCTGCATTGATTACCTCCTCTGCTGTAATTTCCTTGAAAGGAGCTTCCTCTATCTGTTTATGTTCTGGAGTTTTAACCTGTCTTATCTTCCTAGCAGCTATAAGAACCTCTTCCCAGACACTTCCTCCCTCTTCCTGCTTAGGAGCTTCTATCTCCCCAGATACTAACCGTCCATATACTTCCCTTCCAAGGTTAGTCTTCACTAACTCATATTCACCAGATTCTATCTCTAATCCCATCTTGATGATTACTGCCTTCTCAAACAGGATAGCTAGTAGCTGGTTATCTTTTCTAAGTAATTGGAATGCTTCTATTCGGTGTTCATCTGCTAGTGCTTCAACTTTGTGATACAGACTTCTGAATAGCAGGTCTTTCCTAATCCAATCCTCTCTAGTATTTTTCTTTATATTGAGTAGGTCTTGGGTTGCATCACTGCTAAGACCTGCTATCCTACACAACAAAAACTTTTTCTTATCACCGATGACTCCACGTAACTCTTCTTTCAGCATACACTTATATTATAACAGAACTGATGTTCTCTTGTCAAGTCCCTTGGAAAAGAAAACGGATGTTCTATTGACTTTTCAGTGTTGTTTGTGGTATAATGTAATTAAGGATGAAACTTCGCAGTCTATGTTATATGTATACTACGTATACTATACAAGATAAAGTGCAAAGTAACAAGGAGGTTATATGAAAGCAGTATTGTGTCCAGTATGCAATGGAAGTGGGGAGTATAACGGTAATCTGTGTCATGGATGTAACGGGAGAGGATGGGTAGAGATACATGAGGATTGTAGTTGGTATTGGTATCCCCCATGTGAATATCCGTATACATATCCCTATTACTACACTCCCCCAGGTTGGATTACAATATCAGAGGAGGAGTACGCTGGTAGCTAAACCATTCCGTCCTAAGAGACAGATAAAGAAACTCTGTCCTAACTGCCATCAACCTATCCTAGCTGGTGATGCAGCAGTAAGGAAGTATTTCAAGGGTAAGGTATACTGGCATTACCATACATATCACATTGACTGTTGGTATATAACTGAAAAGAAGCTCTTGGCAGATAAGATGGAGAGGATGGAGATATTCTTTCAGGAGAATCCTTATAGACCTAAGCAGATGGTGTCACTTAGAAGCTCCAGTATAGGGTATCAACAGGTACGTAGGTTGAAGGCTCTAAGAAGGTATCATAGCAAAGTGGGTAATGAAGAAAGAGTTAAAGAGCTTACTAACACTATCAATAAATTGGAGGGTAGAATTTAATGAACCTGCTATTAGTCTTCACAGGAGAGCATTGTGCAGGATGTAAAAGATTAGAAACTAATCTGTTAAAGAGAGAAGGGAAGATTGGTGATTGTGCCATAGAACTTATAGATGCAGAGAACAAGACAAATCAAGGTCTTCTCAATAAGTATGGAATAAGTTCCCTTCCCACTATTGTTGTCCTCCATGATAATAAGATAATGGGAAGTGTGGTAGGCTACGGGAGAACTACAATGTCAGACATAGAGGCTCTTTTACCTCCCAGATTTTGACCCTTCTTGAATAAATTTCTGAGTGAGTATAATCCATCAATCTTCGGCTCGGTTTCAGCATGGGGTGGGGGATACCCCCTCTATATGTATATCGTATAAGATAGGCTCTACCGTTAGAACAGGTGTTCTACTTTACATAACCACTATACTCATGGCATGGAGTACACGTACCATATATGGTGTAACATTTC